GCTTGGCTAGTGCTCTCTCGTAGTACGGGTTCGGCGGTGGCTGGTCGAAAACAGGTGCTTCGACGCTTGATTCAACAGGCGTCGGGTCAGCAACCACATCAGCCTGTTCAACAGGCGCTGGCGCTTCTGCTTCTGGCGTTGGCTGAACGTTGGGAGCATCAATCGGGTCCGGGAGATGGCCACTCTCGAAGAAAGCGGCGGTTTCTGCGTCTAGAGGTTCGAATGCCACGGTTACTCCTTGATCTTGGAAAGAGCACGCAACAACAGGGACAATTCGGCCCTGTTCTTCGCGTGCGGTGCAAATGCCACGAGCGCGTCTCGCGCGTCTTGGTCCGTCAACGCATCCACCATGCCGTCAACGCTGATTAGCTCGTCAATCTGCTTCTCCAATTCAGCAATACGGTCCACGGCTTCTTGATGCAACTTTTTATAGGCAGTCATTTCTTACCCAGCTTCGTCACAGGTTTCACGCCAATAATTGAACCTTTGGCATCACGAACCACCTGTTTTGGTTCGTTCAAACTCGCGGTGATTTCCTTCATGGCATCCGCGAACTGTCCGGTTACTTCCTTCAGCGCGTTAGCGATCTCGGACGTATCAATCTGCATGCGAATCTCTTCAGACTTGGCCGGGTCTAGACCGGCTTGCGCCGCCTTGATCTTCGTACCGTCCGCCTGATTCTTCTGCGCCAGTTGCATGTCGTTCTTCGACTTTTCCTGACTGATCTTCAGATCATTGCTGACCCTCTGGTTTTCCAACTTGATATCAGCCTCAGCCCTCAGCCCTTGTAACTGAGCATCGGCTTGGAACTTCATCATTTCCATCTGTTTCTGGAATTCAAACTCCTGTGCCTTCAACTGCATGTCGAATTCAGACTGTTTGACCTTCGCTTGCGCCATCGCCATCTTGTCGTCGTGATTCGTCTTCAACGACTGGTTCTCCTGCGTCAGTTGCTGCATCTGTTGCTGCATTTGCTGCATCTGTTCAGGCGATACTTGGCTCTGTTGCTTGGATTCTTCGATAAACTTCTGCCACTTCATGACGAGCGGAGTCGGCAATGGGGCATACGTCAGTAGGTCAGGAGGCAACGGCATGCCCGCCTTAATCATCGGCGGGACAATCTGCATGAGCGCTTCCCACGTCTGTTGCTTCACGTCAGGCGCCATTGGCGACTGGTCCACAACAACGTCGTATTCGGTGAAGTCCTTCTGTTTAATCAGGGGAACGAACTGCTCGTATCCGGGACCAGAGATGCGGATAAGTCTTCCATCCGATATATACTCCGTCATGAAATACAGCAATACCTTCCCCTGCGACTTCCGAAACCGCCGCAGAGAATCGAAGACCGGTGCTAACAGCCCATAAGCAGCTTGCTTCCTCGACTGCTCTAGCACGTTGGCCTGATCGCGGTTTGCGAGGCCCAGCGCTTCTAAGTTGATACCCGTAACTTGAGGCAGCGAGTTCAAAGCAAATTCCATCAACTGTGCCAGCCCACTCGGGTAAGCTGCCATCATCTTTTCTTTGATCTTCGCGATGCCGCCTTCTTTCAGCAGCGTTACGCTGTCTGGTTTGGCCCATTCTGCCTCCGCCTTCTTCGGGTCTACGAACGCGCTGGTTTCGGCCATGATGCCGCCCTTCGCATTCGAATTGATGATGTGCATGATTTGCGAGAGCCATTTGTTGGCCCAGCGCTGCGGGTCTTTCATCACCCGGGTCAGTCCATACCACTGATTCTTATTGCGATCACGCTTGCCGGTGATGCAGTTGCGAATGAATCCGTGCTGGCAGTCGGACTTGCCCCACTCCAGAACCTTGTCGTCAGCGAGGAAGGCATAGTAGTAGACCTTCTTCATCGCCTTCACATAGGGCAAGCCAAACTGGTCCAACTGGGACCGAATACCCCGCATTTCCTTCGCCTGCACTTCAGCGATGCCGCCCTGACCATCAGACACGCGATAGTAGGGTTCAAGCTCGTAAAACTCGTAGGACCAGACCATAGTCTGGTCCACACGCTTGTCTTGCTCATAAGGGCCATCGCCGCCCGGGTTCACATCCGGGTTGTACCGGTTCCCCGGCTGGATGTGCCACTCCGTTCCCTTGCTGTCGCCGTTGTCTTCACCAGAGCCGAGCGCGAACATCTTGGGCCAACGATCGGAGACAACCGTGTTGTCCATCCAGATACCCCACGCGTCCCAGCGCCTGTCTTCCAGAGAGGGTTTCGTGGAAGCCGGGTCCCAGATCATCTCGCAGGGGTCGATACGATTCTCTACCGGCATGCCGTCAGGCACTTCGGTATAGTCCATACGCGTTTCCGTCCATCCCATGCCTGTAATCAGGCAGTCGCGGAAAGCGTCTGTTTGTTCGTCTTCGGAGTTGGTTTGCTGGCGAACCCAGCGAGCGGCATTCGTGTAGAGTTCGACCCCGCCCGCGTCATCAATCCCTCGGGGCTTGTAGGTCACTTCCTGACGGTTGTTGACTTCAGCGCCAACAACGGCGTCAATCATCTTTTCTGAGTAATTGAAGGTGACAGTGGGCCGTTCCTCATCCTTCAGGATTTGAGCGTCTTCTGCCTCCCATTGGTCGCCCGCCACGAAATTGAAATCGTCACGAGCGCCAGTGCGCCACTTGTCGGCGTGCATCTTGCCGTCTTTGATGCGCTGGACAGCTTTTTCCTCAAGTTTTGCCTTATCCATCTCAAATTCTCGCAAAACCCGAAAAAATTTTCCGGGATCACGAGAATTTTAGCTGAATTTCTCAGCCACGAGAGGTTTTTGCTGTGTAGATGTTGAAAAGGAGAACATTTCTCTCAATTTCTCGGTCTATCGGTGGAACTCCATGCCAAGAATTCTTCGTTTTCCAGAAACCCAGCACAGAATTCGGCACATACGGCGCCCGGTAGATTTCCTCGAAGCCTTCGAACGAGTGATGAGGTCCACCCGGGCATGTCTGGATGTGGTCAGAAGGCACGTAGAGGCTCGTGCCGACATCCGTGTTGTCCATCCCTAGTGGGAGATAGAACAGAAGGCTCACGACCTTGTGCTGGGCGTCTGTGTGCGGGCCAATGCTGTATTCCCGCCCGTCCCGGATGAAACGCCAGTCAGTGACGAGTGCTGGGCGCCCGGTGCTCGGGAACCGCTCGTAGTATTCTGGTCCGAACATGGACAGCACGGCGTTGGCGAAATAGGAGGATTTGAATCCTTCCATCATCTCCGGGAGAGTGTCAGAGAACTTTCGGCTTTTGAAGCTCCCCAATTGCTGAAAATCCAGCTTATCGACCTCATCCAGCAGCGGGTAATAGAATTCCCACGGAAAGACTTCCTCCGTGTAGAAGTGCGGAAACGGGTACTTTTTGATCTCAGCATTCCGCAGCTTGTAGATCACATGTTCAAGGGCGTTCATTTCATCGTCCGTGTGATGGTCTGTACGAACCCGCACTCGCGGCATATGCGTTGCCAGAACTGACGGTCAGTCATCTTCCCGTCAATCCTCACAGGTTCGTGCTTCCAATCCCCGTAGTTATGATTGCAACTCGGCGCTGTCACTGACCGCGACCTCTTGGGCTGGCTCATCTTGTACCTCAACGGGACGTTTGAAGATGATATTCCCGATTCCCTTGAACGGCCCGTCAGCACGTCGAGCGGCGGTAATCTGCGCATCATCTGTGACGAAACCCATCCCTTCCAACCGGGCCTTAATCTCCATATGTTCGCTGTTACCACTATCCAATTCAACAAGAATAGTGCGTACATTTTCCAGCGTGCGAGCGGCGCCATAAATCACCTTGTTCTCGAATCCATCCACATCGACCTTGATGTGTTGGGGCTGGGGCATGCCAATCTCAAAGATCAGCGAATCCAGCGAGAACGACACCGACCCTTGCTCGTAGGCCCACTCCTTCTCCACCATCTTGTAATTCTTGTCACTCGCGAAGGAATGGCACGAACCACCGGGCGTAAGTGAGGAAAGGCGGAGCGTATCCACAAACTGTCCGTCCGACAGGCAGAAGGGAAAGGCTACAGCCGTCGCTTTCGGAAACTTGTTCATGGCAAGATTGCGAATCAGCACCGCATAGTTCTGTGCCTCCGGTTCGAAGGCGTAGACCCGCAAACCCTGCTTCGCAGCGAGCATGGTGTACAAGCCAATATTGGCTCCCACATCGTAGAAGACTTCCCCAGCGGGCAGTGAGCGAATCCATTCAACAGTATCCGGTTCTTTCGTATACATCGTCTCCACTCGCCACTGGACGTGGCGGTTCGGGAGGTTGAAAATAAGACCGTCCACCACGGTGTTCGGCTGAATGCGTTCGTACTCTTCCAAGTTCATAGCTACCCCTATCTAGACATCCACGTTCCACGGCGCTGTGGTCTACGACTCCACCTGTCACCGATCTCTGAATGCGAATACGCCGACATGGCATACCGCAACATCATCACTGCGTACCGCGTGCTGCAAATCAAGTCTTCGTTCTTATCGTAAATCTGGCTGAGACCGTTCTTATCCAAGGTTCTATGGTACTCCCGGAATTCTTCGAACCAGTTGCTCAGCGTAGCCGCCACTTTAAATCGGCCTGTGTCCATGCGTTGCTGCATTTCCAGAAGGCCCGCCTCCACCCCGATACCGCGCTTGTCGGGGAATTGAGCGTACTCCGAGAGCATGTTGACACCTTCATCCCGATATATCTGCGCAATCTGAAGACCGGAGCCCGGGTCCGTCTGAAGCCCATCCTTCGGCCACGCAACCGGTTGCCAACCGCCCCAGTGCTTGATGGCGGACGCGTGTATAACAGGAGTTTGCTGACGCTGGCGGTAGGCAGATACGACGTGTATAACGTCGTTTTCCGGGTCATAGGCAATACGGGACGCAGCCGTAGGATGGTCCCAACCAAAATCAAGCCCGATAATCTGGAGCCAGTGTTCAGGGATTTCATCAAGCGGAGGCTCGGCAAGCATCGACTCTTCGGTAGTGAAAACGCGCCCCTTGCCGAACATCGGCTCACCTTTAGCGCGCGCTTCGCGTTCGTGCGGGAGATACGCTGCGACAATCTGTTCACGTTCTTCCTGTGTATAGTGGCCTGCGTCATCGATCGTCATCTGGGTCAACAGGGTCCCGGGTTCCCGGTCCTTGAAGCGCCTGACGACTGCCGTCATCCCCATCAGGGGAGTGAAGGTCAGGTACGCAATACCCTTCGTGTTATTCGTCCGTGTGAGACCTTCGGAGTAAATATCTTGAGGCGGTTCTTCATCGAACCACACGAAATCCAGTGTTTCTGCTTGCCACGCCTCCCGTCCGTCCAAATAGCCCTTAAAGACCAGAAGGGACGTGTCGCCGGAAGTGTGCTTGACCAGTACGGACTCAACGGCATCAGGGACGCCGCGCGCCTTCTTAATTTCCACGATGCGATCGCGTGGAATCGTTCCAGTCCCGAGCGCGTTAGTGGGGCCGAGTAGAATCCGCTGTGCACCATCGCGGGCAACTTCAGCGTTCTTAGAACCCGCCCAACCTCGCGTCGCGCGATTGAAGCGCTTGCCTTCCCACCATTCGGGATATAAGCCCGTAAGGTGCATGGCCGTCTCACATCCCGCCGCGAAAGTCTTGCCGAGTTGGTTCCCTGCCATAAGACATCGCTGCCGAACAGTGGCCCCAGCGGCATGGAAGTCTTTCTGTTTTTCATAGGGTTCGTATCCGAAAAGCGAGAAGTCACGCTTCAGGCGTTTCAGTTCCTGAAGCTTCAACAGTTTTTGTTCGGGCGTAAGCATCGATGGAATCCTGATACACCCGATCATGCACGGACCTGTAGTCGTATTCCAGCGAGAGACCTTCTCGCAGGCGACGACGCCACTCCGCTCGCACGGCCAACAGAGCCTTGAACTCGGCTAGTTCGTGCGCATCACTCGGGCTTAGTATTGGGCTTTCCACGGCTCTTTCCCTTCATTGCTAGATTTCGCTCTCTGGCGAGTTGGCCTAACTTGGCGCGGTGCGCCAGTTGTGCCGGTGACGGTTGCTTCTTCACTTCTACTGCCTGCACGTTGACTGTACGATTACCAGCCAACCCCAGTTCTTCCTCAAGCTGGAGAATCCGAGCCTGTACTTCTTCCGAGTTTTGCGGAACTGAATTCTTAATATCCTGAATGGTGCGATCGGAATACTTCGAGTCGCCCCACATCGCAGATGTCTTAACCATCTCATATGCAACTTTGTAAGCAGAAGCATTTTTGGGATCGGACAAGACCTGTTCCTTGAGGACCAGCAACTGGTCACTGAGGAACGCCGCCTGCATCTTCTTCGCATGCTCCCACTCCAACCGGAACTGTTCATCCTGTCGCAACCACTCCACCACCATGTTCCAGTCTGGCAAGTCAGGCTTCACGAAATCAGGATCGTACACAGGCTGTCCGTCCTCATACCGCAGAATCTTCGGCTGAGGGTCTAGAATGCGCTGAATCGGCTCGCCGTGAGCAAGCCGTTCGCAGATGTGTTTCCTGACTGCCTTCTGGTTCATGGTGTAAGCGGCCTCATTCTCGCGGAGAGGTCGAGCGCTTCTCGCTGGATGAACTGTGCAAGCTCATTCGGCGTCACCACCAGAATCTCTGACCTGTACGTGACGTAGAAGCCATCTCCTTTCCACTGTTCGTGGGTCATGCCAACTATCTTGTCTGCAAGCATCATCCGGTGATTGTCCTTTACCATACGCTCGATGTATTGCGCATCACGGACATCTGAAGGATGCACACGAGTCTGGGCCACTAATGTGTGCGCCTCAACAAACCTGTCGAATTCGAACATGTTCATAGCGGAGGTTCATCCTTCTTCGTGACGTAGATACGGAATGCCATGAAGGCAGCGACAAGGGTCGCCATCCCCAGAATCACCCAGCCGCCATACTCTTCACCCATACCGATCAGCATGAGGAAGTAAGCCATAAGAGGGTCGATCATGATTCCGCCTATTTTGAAAGTGCGCCGAACACCAGACACATGAGGATGAAGAGATAGATGTTCACACGCCCGCCTTGCCAAGCAAGTCGAGAATCTTTTTCGCCATCGCTTGCGTCGGCGGGCCGTTGTCCTCGTCGTCTATAACAGCCCACATGAGAAGTTTTAATACCCCAAGCTCATCCCCGCTCTCCAGCATGATCACGACCGGCCTGAACACATCCACTTCACAACGTTCTATTCTCACCATGTCACCCGTAAGCAAGTAGTACCATCGCCCAAGAC